CTGACGAACGCGGCCGAGTTTATACGGACCTTATCTGCGAGACGACCGGATGACACTCCTTCGCGTTGATATGGCCGGGCTGAACGACATATTGGACCAGATTGGCGACCACGCCGAGGCAGCAGCGCGCCCAGCCGCGCAGGCTGCCGCGCAGGTTCTGTATGACGAGGTGGGGAGGAACGTGGCACTCTTGGGCCGAAAGACGGGCAACTTGACCAGCGCCATATACCAGGCCTTTTCCTCAGCTAATAGCGGGCCAGGACATGCGACTTACCACGTGAGCTGGAATAAGCGCAAAGCGCCGCATGGAGGTCTGGTCGAGTTCGGACACATCCAGCGCTACGTCTCGTATGTGGGGAGTGACGGCAATTGGTACACCGCAATCCGCCCTTCGATGAGAGGAAAGCCAAAGCCGACACGGAATGCCTCCCAGGCCGTGAAGGATGCCTATTACGTGCTGCTGCCGGCGCCCAAGCAGGTCGCCGCGCAGTCGTTCGTCCGCAAAGCGACATCAAAGTTCGATGCAGCGGCGGCCGCCGCGCAGGCAAAGTTGCTTGAGGAAATTCAATGACACTGGAATTGACCTTGGTGGCCGTGTTGAAAACGGTCTGCGTCCGGACCTTCACTGACTTCGCTCAGCCAAATACTGCGCGCCCATACGTCACCTTTCAACAAATTGGTGGCCAGGCAATAGAAGTGCTGGGTAAGGAGGTTCCTTCGAAGGAAAACGCCGAGATGCAAATAAACGTTTGGGCGGATTCCCGCCCTGAAGCGAAGGCGTTGATTAAGAGCATTGAGCAGGCCCTCATCCTGAGTACAGAATTTCAAGCCACTCCACTGGCCGCGGCCGCCTCCGACTTTGACTCGAGCATCCCGGTCTATAGCAGCAGGCAGGACTTCAGCATATGGGCTGACCGGTAACGCGCCCAATTCAAAAAAACAAGCCGCCTTGAGAAATCAGGCGGCTTTTTTCATGCCCGAAAGGGTTTCACGACGCCCGCTTTTGCGGGTTTTTTCATTTTAGAGGCCCACAAAATGGCGTTTTCGCTTCCCAATGGCACCAGCTATTCGCTGGCCGCCACCTATGCAGCCGCAATCGCAGTCACCGCCGCCACGAACGCGTCCGAGGCAGTCCTGACCACAGCAGCAAACACCTACGCAGTGGGTGACCTGCTGGAATACACGTCGGGATGGACCCGGGCAAACAATCGCATTTTCCGCGTCAAGCTAGCGACCGGTACGAGCGCGACCCTGGAAGGGTTCGATACCACCCTGACTTCGCTATTCCCCGCCGGCGCTGGCGTGGGCTCGCTCCGCAAAATCCTGACCTGGACGCCGATCACCCAAGTGATCTCCTGCGAACCTTCGGGCGGCGACGCGAAGTTTGCGACGGTCGAGCCGATGGATACCGACACGGAACTCAACATCCCTGCCGGTTACTCGGCCCAGTCGTTGGCCATGACCATCGGCGACGACCCAACTCTGCCCCATCACGCGGCGCTGAAGGCCGTATCCGATGCGCGCAAGATCAACGCTCTGCAAGCCCAATTGCCGAGCGGCAGCAAGATCTTCTACAACGGTTATTGCACGTTCGATGAAACGCCGTCGCTGACGAAAGGCCAGGTCATGGCCGTGAAGGCGAGCTTCGCCTTGCAGGGACGCGCGGTCCGTTACGCCAGCTAACCACCACGTTTTCGCCCGGTCGAGGGCTTTCCAGCCGGCGGGTCATTCCCGTCGGTCTTTTTCACCCACCAGAAAGAAAACAATTATGGCGAAAATTATCCTCGGCAAACCGCCGGAGTCGTTCCAGCGCACCCTGGCTTTCCTGCAAGTAGACGGCAGCCCTGGCAGTATGGGCGTGACTTACATCTACCGTACCCGCACCGAATTCGGCGCCTTCACTGACGGCCTGATCGAACAGGGCCGCGCCGCTGCCGCCGCCGAAATGGACAAGCTAGCCGACTTGGCCAAGCAGGGCCAACCCATCCCCGAACTGACCCAATCGGAGATCCTTGCCCGTGAAGCGAAGGCGAATGTCGGCTACGTCATGAGCTGCATCAAGGGCTGGGACTTGGACGTCCCATTCGACCTGGCCGCCGTCATGCAGCTGGCTGATGAAGTTCCTGCTGCGATCCACTCGATCTGCGACAACTACCGCGCCGCTATCGTCGAAGGCCGCCAGGGAAACTGACCGGCGCCGCCCGCGCACTGTACACGCCTGGCCCGACCGACGATCAGCTGAAATCTGCCGGCCTGACCCGTGCCGACTTCACCGAAAACGACTTCGAAGTGTGGCCGGAAAACTGGCCGGCATTTCGGTTGTTGGTCGACCTGCAGACACAGTGGCGCGGTGGCGGCGCCGGCCTGGACTACAACGTCATGTTCCACAAGATGGACCGCATAGGCCTGACTTCCGAGCAATACGATGCCCTGGAGGATGATATGCGCATCCTGGAACAGGCAGCAATGAGCGCGATGCACGAGAAAGATTGAGGAATCGATGACCGAAGAACGTCGCATCCAGCTTGTCGCCGAGGTTGACGCCACCGGCGCGCGCACTGGCCTGAATGAAATCAGCCGCGAAGCCGGAACAATGGCCGCCAGCGTTGCGCGCTCCAGTGAGCAGGCCGAAGCTGCGGTTGCCGGTGTTGGAGGGGGCGCTACGCGATCGGCGCAGCAGGTGGAAGCCAACACCCGCAACCTGATCGCCTCGATCCAGCGTCAGACGGCTGCGCTTGAAGCGGGTTCGCGTAGCGGTAGTGCATATTATGATGTATTGGCGCGTCAGCGCGGGGTCGACCCGGCCAGGCTGGACCGATACCTCGCGCAGCTGCACGCGGTTGAGGCGGCTCAGGTGAGTGCTACGGCCGCGCAACAAGCGGCGGCCGAGGCGGCACTCAATGAAGCAGCCGCCCAGCGGGAGGTCGCCAAAGCCCAGGCTGGTCGCGACGCCTTTTTGTCAGGCCTGCGTGAGCAGATCCAGATCTACGGACGTTCGTCGGAGGAGATCCTGCGATACCGCGCCGCTCAGGCCGGTGAGGCCGATGCGGCGGCGCCGATGATTTTGCAGTTGCAGAACATCAGGGTGGCGCATGAGGCAGCGGCGGATGCTGCGCGCGCGGAGGCGAATGCCGAACGACAGGCCGCTCAGGCCCAGACAAGTCGGGAATCGCTGCTGACCGGCTTGCGCGAGCAAATTGCGCTGTACGGAAAATCCACCGAGGAAGTGCTCCGATACCGCGCCGCTCAGGCCGGCGCTGCCGACGCGGCTGCACCACTGATCGCGCAACTTGAGCGCATGCGGGCCGCGCAGGCGGCTGTCGCCGAGGAGGCCCGTGCCAGCGAGCGCGCTCAACAGCAGGCTGCGCAGGCGCAGGCCGGCCGGGACACGTTTATTGCCAACCTCCAGCAGCAGTCCGCCGCAATTGGACGGACCCGCGCGGAACTCCTCGAACTTCAGGCTGCACAGTTGGGTGTGGCCGGCCAAGCCGCGCCGTTCATCGCCAGGTTGCGAGAAGCGGAGCAGGGGCTGAACAATACGGGTATGTCCGCCCGCGCCACTGCAGCTGCGCTACGGGGTGTGCCGGCGCAGTTCACGGACATCGTGGTCTCATTGCAGGGCGGACAGGCTCCACTGACGGTTTTGTTGCAACAAGGCGGACAACTCCGCGACATGTTCGGCTCGACCGGCGGCGCGGCGCGCGCGCTTGGCGGGTATGTACGGGGGCTTATCACCCCTTACACCTTGGCTGCCGCCGCGGCTGTCGGCCTGGCCTATGCGCACCACGTGGGCGCAGAGGAAGCGCAGGCATATAGCCGGGCGCTGATCCTCTCAAACAATGCGGCAGGCGCAACCGGCGATGGTCTGGCTGAAGCCGCGCGGCGCATCGGCCAAATATCCGGGAACCAGGGCGCCGCCGCTGGCGCCCTGGTACAGCTTGCGGAAACCGGCCGTGTGCCGGCGGAGAGCATGCAGCGGTTCGCTCAAGTGGCCGTTGAGGCGCAGAAGGTAATCGGGCGCAGCGTGACCGATACCGTGGCCGACTTTGCCGCGCTCGGAAAAACGCCATTGGAAACGCTCGACCAGATCAACCAGAAATACCGGTTCATCACGGCGTCGACTTACGCCCAGGTGAAAGCACTTCAGGATCAAGGCCGTGCGGCCGAGGCTGCCGATGTAGCGCAGCAGGCGTATGCCGACGGCATCGACAAGCAGCGCCAAAAAGTGCTGGACAGTCTGTCCGACTGGGAACGTGGCTGGATCCGAATTAAGAAGGCAGCAGCTGGCGCACTCGACTCGGTACTCGACTTCGGACGCGGAGCTACCGACTTCGAAAAACTCAACGCCCTGCTGACTGCCCGCGAGACGATCGAGGCGAATATGGCTCGCGCCGAGCAGGAGCGCGATAAAGGTGCCGTCGCGCGATACCAGAAGCAGCTTGATCGTAATAAGAATGACATCAATGCCATTCGTGCCAAAGGAGACGCAGCGCGACAGACTGCCCAGGAGGAAAAGGAGAGCGACCGCCTCGCCGAGGCTAAAAACAAATGGCTCAAGGATGGCGATCAGTTCCTGACTCGTGCGGCCCAACTGGAACGCGATGTGACCAGGGCGCGCAACGAGGGCGCCGCCGCTGGCGAATCGCAAGCTGAAATTGAAAAACGCGTCGGCAACATTCGCAAGCGATACTCCGATATCTTCAATGATGGCATCGATTCCAACATTGAGGCGCTAAAGCGCCGCGCCGCCGTCGAGGACGTATTGACCCAGCGCGCCGTCGCTGCGATCACAGCGCGACGCGGCGCCGGCGACATTCGCGAAGAAGATTCGATCAATCAAACCGCTGATGCCGAAGACCAAGCGTTCCAGCGCCGGCGCGCTAACTTGGTGGCCGAGCTTGCGCTTGCAAAAGGTAAGCAGAATAGCTTGAAAGAGCAGCAGTCCCTGAGTGGGCAGATCGACGTTCTCGATGCTCAGCGCACCAGTGCGCAATTGGGCCGTGGCTATGCGCTCGCCGCTCTCACCCGGCAACGTCTGCTCGACAGTGACCGTCTCCGCAACGCGGGTGTCGCATCAGCGCAGGATGAGCGCCAGGCGTTGATTGATCAAATCAAGGCGCAACGCGAATCCAACGAAGAAATTGGCCTGGTTGGCGGCGATCTCCTGAACGTGCGCTTGCGGCGTGCTGAAGTAATCGCTGGATTGAAGGAAGAGAGCGCCGCCGCGCTGGAGGCTATTGAGCCGGGTGGCGCCCTAGCACAACAGTATCGTGACCAGGCGGCGGCAATGCGGAAGTTGTCCGACGAGAACCGAGCCGGCTTCGTCAAGGAGCGCGACCCGTACGCCAACCTGATTTCCTCGGTCCGACGCTACGGCGACGAGGCTTCAAACGTAGGCGCGCAGGTGGGTGACGCGCTGACCAATAGTTTCCGTAGTGCTGAGGACGCCTTCGTTCAATTCGCCACGACCGGCAAACTTAGCTTCAAAAGCCTTGCCTCGTCCATCCTGGCGGACATCGCGCGAATTCAGGCGAAGAAGGCTATCGCCGGCCTTATCAACATGGCCATCGGCGCATTTTCCGGCGGAAGCCAGCCGACGAGTGGCCCGGGAACTTCAGGGTGGGATGGCTACGGCAATACGATCGATGTAGCTGGGGCTCGGGCGGCCGGCGGCCCGGTCACGGGCGGTTTGCCGTATCTGGTCGGCGAGAAGGGGCCGGAGGTCTTCACCCCATCAACGAGCGGCCGCATCATCGCCAATCATGCGCTGGGCGGCGGGTCTGGCGGGGACGTCAACATCACCATGGTGACTAATGTCACGTCCAGCAGCGCAAATACCGAAGTGTCGGGCGGTGACGGCACGCAGGCGCGCGCCGCGGCCGATGCTCTGAACGCCAAATTCAAGCAGGTGATCGCACAGGAAATGCGGCAGGGTGGCCTGCTGTGGAATATGAAAATGGGGCGCGGATGACAACGACATTCACCTGGCAGCACGATGCTAAACCCACTGGCACCACGACGCTGCGAGTACTGACGGCGCAGTTCGGCGACGGATACAAGCAGACCGCCGCCGACGGCCTGAACAACAAGGTTCAGAGTTGGCCGCTGACCTTCACGGGCACGTCGGCCAAGCTGACGCCGATCCGGGACTTCCTTGACGCGCGCGGCGGCTACCAGTCCTTCCTCTGGACGCCGCCGCTCGGTACTCAGGCGCTATTCAAGAGCGCGACCTATGCGATGCGCCACCTCGGCGGCGATGCCTACGAGATTTCGACAACATTTGAGCAGAGCTTCCAGCCATGATCACCACAGACATCCAGGCGCTTGAGCCGGGCGCCAAGGTCGAGCTATTTGAACTCGACGCCACCATGATTGCGGGTGGCAGCCTCTTGCGCTTTCACGGCTACCAGCAGGCCGGCGTGATCTGGTGGCAGGGCCACGAGTACACCGCGTGGCCGATCCAGGCCGACGGCTTCGCGAAGACCGCCGAAGGCCAGCAGCCGATGCCGAAGCTGTCGGTGGGGAACGTCGACGGCTCGATCTCGGCGCTGTGCATCGTCATGGACGACATGGTGGGCGCCAAGCTGATCCGGCACGTCACATTCGGGAAGTACCTGGACGAGCTGAATTTCCCCGGTGGGAATCCGACCGCGGATTCGTCGCAGGAATTCCCGATCGACGTCTGGTACATCGAGCAGAAGACAACGGAAACGAATGAGGTGGTCGAATTCGAGCTGATGAGCGCGCTGGACTTTCAGGGGCAGATGCTGCCGCGGCGCCAAATCATCGCCAATCTGTGCTCGTTCCCATACAAGGGCCCCTATTGTGGCTACATTCCCGGGGCGATGTTCGATGCAAATGATCAGCCGGTCACCGATCCCGCGCTGGACGTGTGCAGCAAGCGCTTGGGCGGCTGTAAGAAGCGGTTCGGCCCCACCAACGTCCTCAACTTTGGCGGCTTCCCGGCCGCAGCACTGACTCAATGAATCTCCAACCTCAAATTGAAGCGGCGATCCGCGCGCACGCGGAGCAGGTATACCCGCGCGAGTGCTGCGGCCTGGTTGTTGTCGTGAAAGGCCGGGCGCGCTACATCGCCTGCGCTAATACGGCAACCGGCACCGAGCATTTCATCCTGCCAGGCGAGGACTACGCGTCCGCTGAGGAATTAGGCGAGATCATCGCGGTCGTCCACTCACACCCGGATGCGCCGGCGGCGCCGAGCCAGGCCGACCTGGTGTCGTGCGAGTCGTCCGGACATCAATGGCACATCGTGCGGGTCGACCTGGCGGACGACTCGCCGGCCGCAGGCGAGATCGTATCGTTCGAGCCGACCGGCTACCAGGCACCGCTGGTCGGTCGCCAGTTCGCGCACGGCGTACTGGACTGCTACCAGCTGATCGTGGACTGGTACGCGCGGGAGCGCGGCATCACGCTCAAGCAGTTCGCGCGCGCAGACGAATGGTGGAACGACGGCAAGAGCGACCTCTACACGGAGGGATTCCCGCAAGCCGGCTTCGTCAAGATCGCGGACGGTGAGCAGCCCCAGGCGGGGGACGTGATCCTGATGCAGATCCGTGCGAAGAACGGCGTGCCGAACCACGCCGCAATCTATCTCGGTGACGGTCTGATGCTGCACCACCTATACGGCAGGCTGTCGAGCCGCGATATCTACGGCGGCTTCTACCTCGAAAACACGCGCTCGATCCTGCGCTACAAGGCATGAACACGATGGATACTGTCCGTACCATACGGCTTTACGGCAAACTGGGTACCCGTTTTGGCCGCGTCCACCGCCTGGCGGTTGGCAGCACCGCAGAGGCGGTCCGCGCCTTGGGTGTGCTGCTGCCTGGCTTCACGCACGAGCTGATGACCAGCCGCGAGCGCGGCATCAGCTACGCCTGTTTTCTCGGAAAAACCAACATCGGCAAAGACCAGTTGCAGTTATCGGGCGGCGCCGAAGACATCCGGATTGCGCCGGTGATGGCTGGCGCAAAACAGGGCGTGCTGCAGACGATTCTTGGGGCGGTCCTGATTGTAGTTGGCGTTGTGGTGACTGGTCTCAGTTATGGGTGGGCCGCGCCGGTCGGCGGCGCCATCGGCAAGATGGGCGTCGCGATGATGCTTGGTGGTGTGATCCAGATGTTGTCGCCTCAACAGCAGCAGCAATCGGCGAAGGACAGTCCAGAAAACGGAACGTCCTACAACTTCAACGGGCCGGTGAACACCACCGCTCAAGGCAATCCCGTGCCGGTCCTATACGGCCGCATGATCGTCGGTTCGGCGGTAATCTCGGCCGGCATCATGGCGCAGGACCAGGCTTACTACGGCGCTCCTACGCCGCGCGGCAGCATCCCGCACGCACTCGACCTGCTTTAAGGATTACGTATGACCGATATTATTGGCTATGGCGGCGGCAAGGGCGGCGGCGGGCAGCATGTGCATTACGAGGCCACTGACAGCCTTCACAGCACCTCCTACGCACGCGTGCTGGATTTGGTATCGGAAGGCGAGATCGTGGGATTGGCCAAGGGGCTGCAGTCGATCTACTTGGACGGCACGCCGATCGAGAGCGCCAACGGAGCCAGCAACTTCAAGGACGTCGCGGTCGATTTTCGCACCGGGACGCAAGGGCAGGATTACATCCCTGGCTTCCCAGATGTGGAAAATGAAGTGGGCGTGGGCGTGGAGCTGCGCTCAGGCGCGCCATGGGTACATGCCATCAGCAATCTGGCACTTTCTGCCATCCGTATCACGCTCGCCGTGCCGGCACTGAGCCAGGCCAATACGACAAACGGCGACATCAACGGCTACAAGATCGACTACCAAATCGAGATGTCCAAGGATGGTGGCGCGTACTCGGTGGTGCTGTCGAACAGTTTCAACGGCAAGACGACGACGCAGTATGCGCGCAGCGCGCGGGTCGACCTGCCGCCGGCCACTTCCGGCTGGTCGATCCGAGTCACTCGGCTGACGGCCAATGCGAACACCGCGGCGATTGCCGACACCACGACGGTAGTCAGCTACACCGATGTGATCGACGCCAAGCTGCGCTACCCCATGTCGGCTATTGTCGGCGTGCAGGTCGACGCAAAGCAGTTCCAGAACGTCCCAACGCGCTCCTATGATCTGCTGGGCCGCATCATTCAGGTGCCGACCAATTACGACCCGGTCGCGCGCACCTACGGCGGCGTGTGGGACGGGACCTTCAAACCCGCATGGACCGACAACCCGGCCTGGGTGTTCCGCGATCTCGCGCTGAATGATCGCTACGGCCTGGGCCACCGTATCACTGCCACACAGCTGGATAAGTGGTCGCTATACGCGATCGCCCGCTACTGCGACGAGATGGTGCCAGACGGGAAGGGCGGCACCGAGCCGCGCCTCACCTGCAATCTTTATCTCCAGTCGCAGAAGCAAGCCTACGCAGTCCTTCAGGATATCGCCTCGGTCTTCCGGGGTATCGCGTACTGGGGCGGCGGCAGCATCATCGCCTCGGCGGACATGCCGATGGACCCTGTCTACGTCTACACGGCGGCCAATGTCATCGGCGGCAAATTCTCGCGCGTCGGCAGCGGCAAGGCGACGCGCTACACCGTCGCCCTGGTGAGCTGGAACGACCCGGCCGACTTCTACAAGGCCAAGGTCGAGTACGTCGAAGACGCGGAGGGCATCAAGCGCTACGGCATCCAGCAGGTGAGCCTGACCGCCTTCGGCTGCACGTCGCAGGGTCAGGCGCAGCGCGCCGGGCGGTGGGCGCTGGCCACTTCGCGCCTGGAGACGGGCATGATCAGCTTCGACGTGGGTATGGACGGCGCCATCGCGTTGCCTGGCCAGATCGTCCGGATCGCGGATCCGTCGCGCATGGGGCGCCGCAATGGCGGGCGTGTCAAAGCAGCATCGGACCGCGTGGTGGTGTTGGACAAGGCGCCCACGATCAGCGCGGGCGACCGCCTCACCGTGATCCTGCCGTCAGGCGTGAGCGAGACCCGTACCGTGCAATCCATCGCCGGCGACGCCGTTACGGTGACCGCCGACTGGACGGCCCTGCCGGTGGCCGAGTCAGTCTGGTCGGTGGACAATAGCGACCTGGTGGCGCCCACCTATAAGGTCCTGTCGGTGACCGAGAAGGACGGGCTGACCTTCAGTATCACCGCCACCCAGCACGAGCCTGGAAAATTCGCGTTTGTGGACGCGAATACGGCGGTGGTGACGCGCCCTGAGACGGCGCTGGACGTGGCCAGCCAGGCGGCGCCCAGCTCTGTGACGGTGAGCGCCTTCACGGTGTCGCTGCAGGATGTGCAGAAGCTCGCGCTGACGGTATCTTGCGCGCCGGTGCCGGGCGCGACCGCCTACGAGGGAGCATACCGCCGCGATAACGGCAACTGGCTCATCCTGCCTCGCCAGCCCGGGCCCAGCTTCGACGTCATCGACGTGCTGCCGGGCACGTACACCGCAAAGCTCAGCGCCGTGAACTCCATCGGCATCACGTCGGTCGAGATGCTGTCCGCGCCAACCGTGGTGGGAAAGGATGCAAATCCGAAAAACGCCGGAGTGATCCTGACCGCGAGCGCGGCCACGTTCCACGTCAGCGATACCGGAACAAATCCGGCCGTCATCAGCTTCACGGCCAACCTGATTGACCTAGTGGGGACGGTGACGTTTTCCGCCGTGGGCGCCACGCTCTCGGTCAGCGGCAACACCGCGACGCTTTCGTACGCCGATATGCCCGGCACGCTTGCCTCGATCACCGCGACCATTACTTCGCTTGGCCAGCCCTTCAGCGACACGTGCGACATTACCAAGGTGTCCGACGGCACGACCTCGTACACGTGGATCAAATACGGCACCTCGGCGGCCGGCGCCGGCCTGACGGACAATCCTGCCGGGATGTCTTACATCGGCCTGGCGTTCAACAGAACCACCGCCACCGAGTCGACGAACGCGGGCGACTACACCTGGTCGCTTATCAAGGGTTCGAACGGCGCAGACGGCACGTCCGTGCACGTCGGCATGGTGTACCTGCAGTCACCCACCCAGCCGACCACGCCGACCGGCGGCAGCTTCAACTTCTCGACCGCTGTGCTCACCGCACCGGCGGGCGGCTGGGCGACGACCCAGCCCGCCGTGAGCACCACGCCGACCTGGGTGGCCCAGTACGCGTTCACGGCCGCGACGATTGGCGCCACTGTTACCGGTGGGACCTGGTCCACGCCGGTCGCGGTGTCGCGGCAGGGTGCAGATGGGGTAACCGGCTCGCAGTCGTCCGTCGCGCGGATGTACCAGTTTGCGCCCGCCACGCCCGCAAAGCCGACTGGCACCACCTCGTTCAACTGGCCGACGTCCGTCAACAGCGGCTACTCGGCCTCCGATGGGTGGAGCGTCGGCGTGCCCACCAATCCCGGCACGCCCGGCTGGCGGCTGTACGTGGCCGAAATGCCGATTACGGCCGCTGGCGGCGTGTCGACGTCGAGCGTGACGTATTCCGCGTCCACAGTGTCCGCCTGGGCCCAGAACGGTGCCAACGGCAATTCGGGCGTGCAGAATGCCATGCCGACGGTCTACCAGTGGGCGGCGACCATCCCCAGCGCGCCCGCCGGCGCCGCAACCTACACCTGGGCCACGTCGTCGTTCGGCGCGGCGCCCGCCAGCTGGTCATTGACTCCCGGCACATCGCCGTCGCCTGGCTTTACCCTGTGGGCCGCAAGGGTCGCGCTCACCGATTCCGCCGCCAATGCTACGACAGCATTCAACTGGGCCAGCTCGGGCATCACGGCTGCGGGCTACGCTGGCACGAATGGCACTGGCACGCCGGGCGCGGAGGGCGCATCCTATGTCACAGCCTACTGTGCATCGAGCACGGCATCGACCACCACTGCGCCATCGGCCACGACTGGCCGCACAAGCCTGCCAGCCACCAACAGCGGCGGCCTCGTCGGCACCTACTCGGCGACCGTACCCGCGCTGAGCTCGGGCCAATTCCTCTACCAGACGGACGGCATCTATAACCCGGCGACCAATCAAGTCATCTGGTCGATCCCCTATTGGTCGTCGCTTAAGGTCGCCTCGCTGTCGGCCATCGTCGTCAATACCGGCGACCTTAATATCTCGGGCACGATCAAGAGCGCGAACGATAAGTTTCAAGTCAATGCGTCGGGCGATGTGATTATGCGCTCGGCGTCGCTGCAGGACGCGGCCGGTAATGTGATCATCGGCCTAGGCGCCCCCCTGGCTGCCGGCTATGAAGCGCCGAACACGAAGAATAGCGATATCGTGGTCGGCGGCGCGAATCTGTACCCGGACGGTGGATTTGAGCGGGGTACCCATCCCTGTACCGAGCGCAGTGCTATTGCCGCTATGGCCATTAGCAGCAATATCAGTGGGCTAGTACCTTATGAAG